TGACGCTAGTGCTTGTGATTCCATTCTTACAATGTCTGCTATGATTGAGTTAGCTAGTTGTTTAAAGTCTATTTCTCCAGTCATTACAAAGTTAGACAAAGCATTACTCATGCTCCCAATAGCGTTTGCGTATGTATCTTCAAACTCTTTTGTGATTGCTATATTTTCTTTCATGGATTTTTCGAACGCCGTGTTATCGAACTCTTTGCCGTCTGTACGGTCAAGTATACCAGGTGGTGTTACCATTGCTTTGTTTTTAGCTGCTTCAAGCATCGCTTTTTCTTTTGCATCCAATTTGTCTAGTGCTGCAAGTTTCGCTTCTATGCGCTCTATTTCTTTTTTATGAGCAACTTGAGCATGGCCATAATATCCAGCCAAAATACCGCCTTGGTTTTTAATTGCATCATTTAAATCTTCTTGTGCTTCTGTTAGTTCTTTTGTTAAGTCTGCACGCTCTTTCTGTCGTTCAAGTGCTGTCATATCCACAAGTGCTTTTGTTGTGCGTAAAATAGAAGATGTGAATCCATCCACAGCTTTAATCGCTCCAGAGAAGTACTCAATCAAGCCTAAATTATCAAGCACATTTAAAACGATGCCTTTAAAATCAGTAAACACATTTCCAAGTCTATTATATGATGCCTGTATTGAATTTGATGCTTTAACTGCGCCACTTGCAAATTTATTGTTTAGTTCGTCTGCTAGTTTTGGCAACAGGTCTGAAGCAAGAAGTTCCCCTTTCTCCATCATTTTCCCTAGTTCCATAGTAGACACACCCATAGCTTTGGCAGCCAAAGAGAAAGCACCCGGCAATCGTTCACCAAGTTGACCTCTCAGCTCCTCTGCCTGTACCGTACCTTTTGACATCATTTGCTCTAAAGCCTTAAACGCTCCATCTGTTTGGTCGGCAGATAATTTCATAGCTGCTGCTGCCACAGATACTGAGTTGAATATCTTTTCAGTGTCTTGAAGTGAAGTTCCTGCCAAGTCGGACGCAATTCTGAACGATGCGTAACTTGATGCCAACCCCTCTAAAGACAGGCCTAGCTCTAATGCCATCGCTTCTAGGTCGCCAAACTTAGATGTTGCTGCCTCCACTGATCCTGTCGCAACCTCGAGCCTAGTGTTTATTGTGTCAATATCTTTGGCAAAATCAAATGCTTTCTTTAGCGTGTATGCTGTAGCTGCAATAGTTGCACCCAATTTAACCCATGATATGCCTATTGCTTTTGTAGATTTCTTGACTGCCCCGTCTAACTCTTCCTGGGCTTTTTCTACATCTTCAATGGAAGTCTTTGCTTTTTTACCATTAACGATAATGTCAAATTCTATATTTTCATTCGCCATCTTCTGCCTTTGGTTTCATTGTACCGAATATATCCATACTCATTTGGAATGCTATTTGCGATGCTAACCCAGCAGGTAATTGTGAGATAGTATTAAAGTCCGTTCCGTGTGAAAACAACTGTTTGCCGTCTTTATCAAGTGCCTTCTCTATAATGGTATGAATTGGGATTAGATGATCTTGCTCCTTCATCTCAACTGTTTGTGTGCCGTCTGTGTTGATAGTAGTGTATGGTTTAACGCACATTTGAGAGATACGCACTTTCTCTAATAGGGTTAAATATCTAAAATACCAAGTATAGTTTTTATCCATAAAAGTAAACTCTATCTTCTGAAGGCTGTCTTTAGCTTTTACGAGTTCTGTAAGTAGTGTGTTTTCCATTGTTAGCCTTATATAGTTTTATCCATACACCCCAAAGGGTGCATAGTAATACTACGGTCATAATGCCGAAACTGTTAATGCTCCTACACCTTCATATTGGAAGGTAACAACGATACATCCATTCACGTCGTTAGTAATTGGCAGTCCTACAACCCCCGCATTACCTGTGAACTTCTCTGCTGTTCCTGACCCTGTCGCACCTGTCAAGAGTTCCACCGCTACCGCTGAACCTGATGTGAAAGAAGCGATTAAAGCTGCTTCACCTGCATCCTCACCACCTGAAAAAGTACAAGTGATTGAACCCGTCCAAGACTTTAGTCCACCACATGAAGCTTTCCATCCATTATCTGCGAAGGTAGTAACATCTGTAGTGTCTGCTGTCATGTCAAGTGACCATATAGAAGCTGTTCCAACGGCTGTACCACCTACTGTCACACTCCCGTTATATCCTTGAATTGCCATGTCTTATTCCTTATATAATATAGCTCATTGTGACGTTGTAGCCGTTCTCAACATTCTCAACCGTGATTGAGTGTGCTAGAGATGCACCTACTCCGTCGTTTAGTGCTGAATCAATAATGGCTTCTAATGTAGCCTTGAATGATTCTGCATCAATATCTTTCAGAAACAGTATGTATGTTTCCTCCCTATCTAGTTTAAAGCCACCCATTGTTGAAGTTTCACTATTTGCGTATACGACACCTTGAAGGAAGAACTCCTTATGTTTCATATCATTAGCGTTACTTTTAAACTTATATCCTTGCGCTATAAGATACTTTTTCATCTTTCTATCACCGCACAATTTGTACGCATTAGCTCTTCATTTTCTGATATAGTGCCGTCTTCATCTTCATCATAATCAGCTATGAGTGTATCAATGCCTGATATGTATAAGTCTTTGTAGTTAATCATGTGTGTATAGTAAGCGTCATGGTCTTGACCGTCATTCATTAAACTTGCACAAATAAGCTCTATTGTCTTGTAAATATACATTTCTTTAAGCTGTGTTGCATAGTTTAGAAATAGATCAATATCATGTCCTCTGTTTCGCATATCGTTAGCCACAATACTTGTAGCACTCAATACGTCACTTTGGAAACCTTTTGACACTACACAAAATTCATCCGTATTCGTCACCGCGTTATCTAAGTCACTAAATGTAAAAGTACCCGTCGCTGTGTCAAAGTCCGTGATAATTCTGTCAGTGTTTGCGTTATCGCCATTAACGAAGCAAATAAATTGGTTTGTGTAATCCGATTCATTCGCTAAAGATGCACTAACCGCAGTAGTGGTAGACCCGCTGTCTGCTTTTGAATGTTCATCTGCAAGTAGTTTTAATCTACCTACTATTTCCGCGTTAGTGATCGTCATTGTTACTCTTTCATCTTTTTAATATGTGTTTTTAATTGCGTCACAGTTAGCTGTTCAGGGTTATCAATCTTTAAGGCTTTCGCTTCTTCGATAAGCAACTCTTTAGCGGTCTTCTTCTCTTTGTATTCCTTATGGATACTTTTGTCAAAATCACACTTATTGATGGTTTTAAAACCTCTTTGGCCATCGTGAGCAACTTTTATAGTTTCTATTTCCATAGTAAACCCCTAGACCCCCTCTTAAGAGAGAAGTCTAACGATACCCTCACGCTTCAATGCTTCACCACCGTATAGGATAGATAAGCTATGCTCTGTGTTTTTGTTCACACGCTCTACTTCGTAAGTGAATGTGATGCCTGATACAGGGTCAGTGAATGACTCAACAATGTTTCCGCCTGTAAAGTCGATTTTAACTGGTGCTGAACCAAAGATATAAGCATCTTCTTGAAATGCAAGTCCTGCTGCTGTGTAGTCATCTACAAATGTTACCGCGTCGCCATCATCTGCTGCCACTTTAAGAGCTGGTTGGAAAGATACCGTGATTGAGTTAGATGCTGCTGTTCCACCAGTTGTTACAACATACTCTTGTGTGTCGCCTGCGATTGTAAATACATCACCTTCTACAAGTGTACCTGTAAGAGTTGTTTCATCGAATGAAATTGAAGTCGCACCTACTACTGCATCTGCTGCTACAAGAGCGTCTTTAGATGTACCATCTGATAGTGTACCACCAACAAAGTCAGTAAGGTTGTTAGTTTCTGCAATATCGTATCCATAGATTCTACCGATAACGGCATCTCTTAACACTTCACTTCCACCGAACTTATCAGCTTCAGACAGATTAGTGTCTTTGATAAATGCACCCGCTACTGTTGGATTGATCGCTGCACTTCTACCTCTTTTAGGAACATTGTTTGCACCCATGAGTGTTCTTGCGTCTACAAGTGTCGCAGGGTCACTAAATGCACTTCCTTGTGTACCAGCAGTTCCATAACCTTGTTTAGCCATATCTTCAAGAATGAATGAGTCTACATGGTCAGCAAGTGCGATAACCGCTTTCTCAAGGGCCTCTGATGGTCTACCCTCTTCAATAGATTTAAGTTCTTTATCTGTGAATTGGATTTTTACTTCTTTCCAGTTCGCAAGTGTGATAGTTACATTTGACCCTGTAATATCTGTAGGTGTGTTCTCGTTACCTCTACCCGCTGTTACGTTTTGAACTGCTGGAGCTGTGAACGATGGAACGTTGATCGCGTCACCTTGTTTTCTGAACTCTGAGTCATAACCTCTGTTTACAAGGTTAGCTGTAATTGAGTTGTTACGATAAATAATCGCTGCTTCTGTTAGTATCTTAGGTACTAAATCTGTAAGTGTGTTTGACATGTTATCTCCTTATCTGATAATGTCTGATGCTTTGTATTTCTTTCTGTCCTTAGCGGATAGTTGAGAATAGTCAACCATTGTGATTTTCCCGCTCGGTGTTTGTTTGTTCGGCGGGTTATCTATGTTCGCTGGTTGTCTAACCTCTACCCCAAAGAAGTCTGGCTGTGTTTCTTTTAGCCCTTCTATGAAAGATTTACTGTCGAAATTCTCACTCTTTTTAGCTTCTAAATAATCCATCTTAAAGTATTTCACTTTTTCTGGACTAATGCCGCTATCTAAAGCAATATCTCGAACCTCTGAATCCGTGAGCTGTACACTCAATTTTGTTTGAAGGTCATTGATTTGACCGTCTTTAGCCTCTAACTGGTCTTGCAGTTTTTGAAACTCTGTTTTTTCTGCCTCATCCGCGTCTTGCTTTGCTTTCAGAATTGCTTTAACATCATCGATTGATTCTGCGCCAAGTTCACCTAAAAGTTTCGCTGTTGCTTTTTCAGCACCTTTTTTGTATCCGCTACTAATTAGAGAATCGATTTTATCCTGCTTAATAGTTACCGTTGTTTCATCGCCTTTTTGGTCTGCGATTTCTTGACCTTCAGTTTTATGCTCTTCAGCCATTGGAGTACTCCTTATTTGTATAAGTGACCAATTATATTAAAGTAGTGTTGGGCGATTTGAACTTTTTTATCTACTTCTGTAATGAGATACTTGAGCATATCTTCAATGAGAAGCCAAAGCAATCAAGATACTATACAGATGCTCCAAAAACCACACACACAAAGATCACTTCTATCAAACAAGATACCTATAAAATATCTAACATTAGAAAGTAGTAAAAACCTCTACTTTCTAATGTAATCACCTTTTCTTAATACTGCCATAATTCAATCACAAAAGCTTTTGAATAACAAAACAAAAGGACTCAGAAATGAATCAGAAAATGGCTGTAGATTTACTCTACTCAAAATATGGAAAAATTTACCTCGATAAAGAAGAAGCTGCCAGGGCTTTAGGCATTGGACGTGCAACTATTGACCGCATGAGACAAACTGGTGAACTCAAATCATCTAAGATCAAGGGCAGTATTAAATTTTCACTCCCAGAGATAGCAAAATTCATTAGTAATTAACACTTTCTTGAATTAATTCTTGAAATAAATGTAAATAAGTGACTCCAAAAGGATTTTTATGTTTATAGTTCTTGATGAAGATAAAGACGGTAATGCAGTGGTTTTAGTGTCCCCAGTTATTGTGGATTGAATACGCTCTTAGTTTTCACGGCTTTTATGCTATAATCTTCATGGTAATTAAAGATACTTTCCATGTGATTATCACTTAGATTAAGAGAGTTAATATTAACTCTCTTGTCCTTCATCATCTAGCATTGATCTAATCTTCTTTTTAAAATTTTGATCAATCCTGTATATACCGCTTGTTGCTTTTTTCCCGTTTCGTTTCGTAATGACTCTATCTTCTGTATAGAAAATAATCTCTTTTACATAATCGTAGGTTACTGCAAACAAAATTGCAAGTTTAAGTCTAATTTGTTTTTTGATGACATCTGCTAAGTTGATATGTTCAAATATCTCTTTAGCATAGAAACTGCAAAGTCTATCATCATCATTTAGGGCCATGTTCAATATCTTTTTTTCAAGGGGTGTAAATGTTGCCATCTATGCCACCTTAACTTTACTATCTTCTAGAAACTTTTCAACATCTGAACGTTTATATTTAATGTATTTTCCTGTCTTTGAAAAAACAAGATTGATTTTTTGCATGCGCCACT